CCGATCTCGGACAGTGGCATGTGGAACCGCGTACGCCAGTCGTAGGCGGCGGCGTCGGGATGCTCCTCTACGAGTCGGAGGAGCGCCGCGATTCCCCCGGGTTCACCCCGCCGTGCTTCATCCACTTACCGATGACTTCACCGAAGCGGGTCATCGGCATAGCGCGCAACGCCTCGATTGCCTCGGGTGTGGCGCCGCAAGCCTTCAACATGGACCAGCCAAGGCGAAGTTGCGACATCTCGTCACCGGACTCGACAGCATCGAGGACCGTGCCAGCGGGGATCTTCGCCGCGCCATCCGAGGCGGGTGGAAGCACATGCACTCGGCCGTTGTGCTCGAACGTGAAGTCTCGGATGCCCCGGTTGTTGTGCGGGCGGCGACGGTTTCGGTTGCTCATTGCGCGGGTCTCCTATCGAATGCGCGGGGTGGGGTGGACCTGCCCCCGGTCCACCCGCGCGGGGACCAGGGGCAGGAGATCAGGGAGTGACGACGAGCGCGCTGTACCACTTCTTGGCGGTCCAGCCAGCCGGGCCGGGGTAGCCGCGGACGGTCACGTTGTAGCCCACCGGGTCGCCGGAAGACGCGAGCGTGACCTCACCGACTTCGAGGACTTCGGCGGACGGGAAGTAGAGCCGCGCCCACTTCGCGCCGTCGGCGTAGTCGACAACCACAGCCTTACGTCCCCCAGCGGCGCCGGGGTAGATCTCGATCGACCCGTCAGTTGTGTTTACGGTCCCGGAGTAGAAGAACTCGACGGTTTCGACCTTGGTTTCGATCATCGTGAAACCGGCCGAGATACTGGCCTCGGTCACGACGGACCGGACCACGTCCGCGTTTTGCCAAGCCACGATGTTCGATGTGGACCGGTCGCGGGTCTCCACGACACCATCGGACGAGATGTAGCCGACGTCCTCGAAAGTGGCGTCGAGTGGTGTCTCGGCATCGGTGGGGGCGGGTGAACCGATCGGGGCGTAATAGACTGCCCCGGTCAGGGCGACGTCAACGTTGGCACTGTCCAGAGCCATGATGTATCTCCAATGTGTCTAGGGAGGAACACCGGCGCGGGACGGTGACGGGCGAATGCCCGGTTAGATGGCGGTGCCGCGAACGGACACCGAAACAGTCAGCACGTAACGTGCCTGGTGGGATTCAGGGTCGGGGAGCCTTGCGGGTCCGGCGAATTCCTGAACCCGGTAGATCTGCACACCGGCGAGCGTGGTGCCCTGCGCGGCGTGAATCAGTGCCCGGACCAACTGAGCGAGTGCCTGAGCCTGGCCATTTGTTGCCGCCCAGCATTCGACACCGATAGTGGCGTCATCAACAACTGTGTTGCGGCGCTGCCCACCGAGACGAGGAACAAGCACGAACCGGTTCGGCCGGGGATTCGGTACGGCTGTGTGGACGGTGGCGGTGTCGCCTCGGTTGCCAAGTTCTGCCGTGAGGTAGGACTGAAACAGTGCCTCGACGTCGGGGAACGCGATTGCCTCGGCCATCGTCAGTTCCTCGCCGCGTCGATTGCGCGCGTCAGGTCGCGGTCCTCGGCTTCGGCCATGGCGGCCTCACGGGTCGCGGTGCGCACCGACGCGCGCGCCCGCCGCGAGCCGACTTCGGAGGTGGCTTCCATGCCTTCGCCAGCGGCGTTGGCGACCGCGTCGGCGCGGCGCTTCAGGTCCGCCTCGACTTCAGCGGACTTGAGTAGCTCGCCGATACCTTTACGGTTCAGCACGATACGTACCGACATCAGCCCTCCCACCGTTCCAATGTGGCTTGAGTGTTGGCGAGTGCCCCGGTCGGTGACGGCCACCGCCGGATATCGCCCTCCACCTCATAGGTGACGCCCTGATGGACGACACGGTCGAGCGAATCGATATCGGCATCAGGTGGCGCGAACAGGTGCCACCGGTTCGCGATTGCGTCGCGGTTACCGTGGACCTCTTCACCGGCGGCGGGTTGCACCCGGCAGCCCGAGATGCTGTGTTCGGTGGCGTTGTCCCAGTCCGGTTCACGGTCGCCACGGTCCACAATCCACGCAGGCCGGATGACCGTGATTGTCTGGTTCTTGAACGAGATGGTCACGGCGTGGCCCGCATGATCGTGGTGCGTGGATACTTCGGGAACAGTCGCCGTAGCGCTTCCATCTCGGGGCGCGTCAGCCCGGTTGTTCCCGACCATGCGTCAGCGCCCCACGTCACCGATTCCCCGCCAGCCTGTTCGGTGCGGACACCGGCAGCCATCGAATCCGATTGGCTGTTGAGGCGAGCGGCGATCGAACAGACCAGCTCTACGAGTTCATCCGGGAGCGGGTCGAACCCGTGCGAGTAGGTGACGGTGATGGGGCCGCATCCGGCGTGGAGCCACTGCCCATCGAGCCGCCATGACCCCGCCATGTCGATGATCTCGACGACGGGCCGCTGCGGCATGAGCCACGGACCATCACCGGTGAGCGTCACCGTAGACGTGCCGGGGGTGATCTGTTGACCGGTGAACCGGCGGACGCGGGCCGAGGCGGCGTTCGCCTTCACAGCGGCGGCGGGATCGTACCCATAATCGGTGAAGTCCGCCGTGTCCACCAGGGGTGGAAGTATGGGCACGATCCGCCTCCGTCAGTCTCCGTCGCCCTCAGCGGGCGACTTCTTGGTCTTCTTCGCCTTCTTCGGCTTTGCTTCGTCCACGAATCCGAGTTGCGTGTACTTCGCGGCTTGGTCGGCGGCGACCCGGACCCGTGTCCCCCGGGTGGGGTGAACGAGCCGGGCAGTCGCCGCGACCTCAGCCTGCCCTTTGGCCGACATGGCTAGACCGGGGTCGATTGCTGATACTCAACGAACGCCTCGGGGTCGTTCACGAGGAACCCGTACTCGGCCTCGGCACGGACCGCCACAAGGTTGTTCTCCCACAAGGAGGTCAACGCGCCGTTAATCGTGACTGTGGCCTCAGTGGACACGTCGTAGGAGATGCCACCTACGACACCCCACGCGGCCTGACTCCAGTCACCGCCGAACGCCACCGTGTAGGCGGTGTCAGGGGTTCCGGGGACCGCGTCGGCGATACCGTCGCCCATGTAGGACGGCCGTCCGATGAGGCGGCCTGGGCGGGCGGCGGCGGTGGTCTCATCAAGCGGGGTGTCGATGTAGATCGGGCGACCGGTCGTGTCGACAGCGTTCAACAGCAGCGGTTCCACGACGTCGTCCAAGGCGAACCCGGTAAGCCGCTTGCCGTCATTCACGAGCAGGGACAGGCCCGCGACAATGTCGGCGTGGACACCGCCCTCCGTCTGCGCCGTGGTACCGAGCGCGACGCCCTTCGTGGTCTGCGCGATCCACGTGGTGTACGGTCCGCCGCCGGCGGTGCCGTCGGGGCCGCGGTCGTACAAGGATGCCTGGTCGAACGCGCCCGCGAACGCCTCGGCGATCTGGCCACGGATCAGGTTCATGTAGTTGCCGGGGTTCGCGCGGACGACCTCGGCCGAGACGACCGCGATCGCGGCGATCTTCTGCGGGGTCATGGTCTTCAGCGACAGGGCGCCCGCGCTGGCGGGCTTCTGCGCGCCCTCAGCAACCCAGCCAGCCGACATCTTGCCGGTGACGACCGGGATGGCCTTACCGTTGGCGCCCAACGGGACTTGAGGGACGAGGCGCTGCACGACCGAAGTCTTCGCGGCGCGCTCGAAGATGGGTGCCGACATCTCAGGCGACAAGAAGCCGCTGAAGTCCGAGGTCTTGGTGGCGGATGTGATCGCCATGGGTTTCTCCTAGTTCATTCCGAGTTTGCTCATGAGGTCCCTCGTCAGCGGGTCGCCGTTGAGGGCCATGTCCTGTCGGCCGCGCTGGCCCTGCCCGAGGTCGGGAAATCGCGGCTTCGCGGGTTCCGCTTGGGCGGGGGCGATGCGGTCGATCCACTTCGTGATCGCGTCAGAGTCGGGCTGGCCGTCCTCACCGAGGAATCGGGACCGGTCGAGCCCTTCCAGCAGTGCAGCAGTGTCGATGTTTCGCCCGGCACAGGCGGCCTCGACCCGGGCATCCACGAGGGACGCCCCGACTTCGGCCAGCACCTCGGCGCGGGCGCGCTTGGCGGCCTCGCTGACGGCCTTCTCCTGGTCGCTCATCGCGGACTGTCGGGCCTCGTCGAGTTCCTTCGCGGCCTGGCTGTTTGCCTTGGCGCGGTCCTCGTGCTTGCGCGCGAGTCCCTTCCACTTCTCAACCTCGGCGGTCAGCTTTTCGACGTCGACCGTGGCGGTCTCGGTCTCGCTGGTCTCCGGAGCGGTGTCGGACATGGTGATTACTCCCGTATCGGGTGATGGATGGTGCCCATGGCGGGCGCCCCGGGTTCCCGGGGTGGTCTATGAGACGGAGCTAGGACCGTCGAAGTGTTGGCCGCGAATCGTGAGCACGGGGCCGAGTTCACCGTGTTCCCGAACCATGATGTTGCGGTAATCCGGTGCGCGCCCGCCACGATCTGACTGCCCGAGTTGTTCGGCGGCGGCCTTGTGGAGGGCTTCGAGACGGGCTGGTGAGATCACCTGACCGGGGTCGGCGTTGCCTCGGATCGGGGAGACTCCGCAGTCGCAACCGGGATGGATCGCCGCGAGTTCCGCCTTGTGGTACCGCTGCGTTGATGCGAGTGTGCACATTGCGCAGTTCTCGCTACCGGTGAGTGTCCTTCGGTAGCCGCGAATCGTGTTGTCGCGGGCCATGTAGGCGTGCGCGGTCTTCGTCTTCGCGAGCTGGAGGTCTGTCGCGACCATGTCAATGAGTCGGTGTTTACCAGCGGCCACCGCGTCGGTGAGGCGCTGCCCCTCGGCGAGCTTCGACCACACCGTGACGCCTGCGCGTCGGTACACCTCACGCGGAGGCACACCCCGCAGAGCCTCACCGGTAACCCGGGTTGCCGGGGTACCCGACACCGGGACCGGTAGGCCCGCAGCCGTCGCCATGGCGGTCATGTAGGCGTCAGTGAGGGCCGCGATGCGTTGCTGTCCCCCGAGACTCACCGGGACCAGTGCGTCGACGAGCCGGTCTATGTCGGCGTCACGCCACGCGGACAGACCGCCCCAGAGACGTTCGGCGAACGCGAGGACCTGGCTGCGGACCGATGCGACTTGCGACTGATACGTGAGGATCGTCCGGGCGACTTCAGGCGGTGTCGTCATCCTCGGTCACCTCGTCGTCCTCCGGCGCCTGACTGGCAAGGGGTTGCGGTGCGAACGCTGCGGCCTGGAGCTGATCGCTGACACGTTCGGCTTCCATTCGCGCGACGGCCTCGGGGGTCTCGCCCCAGATCTCCGTCATGCGCGACCGCCACGGGTAGTCGTTCTGGGCCTTGCTCGCGGCGTCGGCGCGCTCCGACAACGTCAGTCGTTCCGGTGGCGCCCACAGGGTTTCGAGGTCGAGGATCGCGGCGCGTTCAGCATCTCCGGCGAACCGGAACGCCAACGACATGGCCGTATTCCACCCGAGTGATGCCCGACGAATACGGTCAC